AGAGTTGCTGCTGGAGAGGCTGGGGTTAAGACGTTTTCTGGTGCTGGTTTCAAAACAGCGCTGACTAATCTAAAACGCCGGACGCCAGAACTGTTCAACGCACTTTTCACCAAAGAAGATCAAGCGTTGCTTAATCAGTTTGCTAACGTGGCAGAGTTGGCAACAACAGCAGTCCCTGGCGCAAAGAACTTTAGTGGCAGTGCTGCACCCATCATTCGCAACATGGAGCAAGTTTTTGGGCCACAGCTTGCCGCTGTTGCAAATAGACTTGTTGCATTACCTGTCAGCACATATCGGGCTGGCAGGGCGCAAGTGATGGCATCAGGCGGCATTGATCAGCGCAGCGTTCCTGCTGGCTTGACGGGTGGATTGTTTAGCTCTGCTGGACAAAGTGAAATAGGTGACACGCGCCGCGTCACTGTCAATCCTAATATCAGATAAAAAGTGGCCCAGAAAAAGCTGGAGAGGTCGAGCGAGTTTGAACGCTACGATCTTGATAATGATGGCGTAGTCACGGACGCAGAGATTGAACGCGCCCGTGAAATCCGTGAGACAGAAGACAAGAGCCGCAAGCACTTGGCACAGCTACGCCTAGCTAGGTTCGCACTTATGGGCATGGGCGTTTACACCGTTCTGCTGTTCATGCCGTTCATTCCAGACGCACGCATCAAACTACTAAGTGAGGTCAGCCCACTGCTCTATATCAGCTTGTCTGGTGTGGTGGGTGCCTACATGGGCTTCACGCAAATGGGAGACAAAAAATAATGCTTGGAGTTTTGGCAAGCATCCTTGGCAACGGGGATGTCATTAAAAAGGGCATGGACTTAATTGATGATGTCCACAGTTCTGATGAAGAAATGGAGCGCGTAAAGGCGCAGGCCAAGATAGACACGATGGCCGCATATGCACCCTTTAAGGTGGCCCAGAGATACCTCGCCTTAATGTTCACAGCTACGTTCTTGGCATCGTTTGCGCTCGTGCTGGTGATGACGCTGATGGGCGAAACAAACATCCCCGACATCAAACAAGTCATTGATGATTTCTACTTGGGCGAGGCCATGCTGACCATCCTCGCGTTTTACTTTGGCGGCGGGATGCTTGAAGGCGTTGTTGGCAAGGTGAAGGCAAAGAAATGAAACTGACCAAAAACTTTTCGCTTGGCGAGATGACCAAAAGCCAGACGGCTTTGCGACGGGGCATCGACAACACGCCGACGCCGGACAAACTCGATCCTCTGATTTTGCTTTGTCAAAAAGTCCTACAGCCTGTGCGGGATCACTTTGATCGTCCTGTGACAATCACCAGCGGATACCGCAGCCCAGAGTTGTGCGCGGCCATCGGCAGCAAGATCACAAGCCAGCACACCAAGGGCCAAGCCGCAGACTTTGAGGTGCCGGGTGTGAGCAACATGGAGGTCGCACAGTGGATCGCTGACAACTGCGAATTTGATCAGTTGATCCTTGAGTGTTTTACCGGCGGCAACACCGGCTGGATACATTGCAGCTATGTGCATGAGCCGCGCAAAGAGTTGCTGACCTATGACCGCGAGAACGGTTATCGCAAGGGGCTGTTGGATGGCTAGAAGAGCGCCAGCCAAGGGCAAGGCCAAGGTCAAGGTCACTGCCACAGGTAAGCGCGTCAGTTACGGCCAAGCTGGTAAGGCAAAAGGTGGCGGCCCACGGGTGCGCCCTGGCACTAGCAAGGGTGACAGTTATTGCGCCCGGTCAGCCGGTCAGATGAAGAAGCACCCAAAGGCCGCACGCAATCCAAACAGCCCGTTGCGCCTGTCACGCAAGCGCTGGAAATGCGCTGGCAAAAAATCACGTCGATAAGGAGCAAAGCGATGCCAAACGTGCGAGGCAAAAAATACCCTTACACAAAGAAAGGGGTGGCAGCGGCCAAAAAAGCAGCCGCTAAAAACAAGCGCAAAGCACGGGCGTAATCTGTCCCAACTTTGTCCCAGTTTTCTGGCTACCAACGGTTACCATAGACAACCAAAGCACCCCAAAAACAGCCAATTTTTTTGGTTAAAAACCGCTAAAATCGTGCTTTGCAAGCAGGAGGTCGTCGGTTCGATCCCGTCTGGCTCCACCACCCCTATCCCAAGCATAGCTTCAAAAACAAGCCCTCGGCCTTAACCGGCTGGGGGCTGTTTTTTTGTTTTGTCCCAGCTTTGTCCCAGATTTGTTTGCGCTATTTGACTTTTTATGTCAATATATCAGAATTCAGATATCAAATGGGAGCAAGGTCATGAAGGATTTACCGGTAAAGTTTTGGGAAAAGCGTGGCCATTGGGTGATCAACGCAAATCGTGTTGGCTTGGATACAAAGCACGGACGTTTTGAAACAGAAGATGAGGCGTTAGCGGAAGCAGAAATGCTGAAGGCCAGATTTTTAACTGGCATGATTGCCCAGCCGTTGCAGATATCAAAATGCGCTGACGCCGCTGCGGCATTTTTAGAATCACAGACGCGCCGTGTTGATGATCAAGAAATCAGCCTTTCACATTACAAAGGTGTAAAGCGTTCGATAGATTTCTCTTTGGCCATCCGTATTGATGGCAAGATGTTTAGCAAGCATGCGTTAGACAAGTTGGTTACAAAAGCCAACAAAGATGAGTTGGCGGCGACTTTCAAGCGCGAGATAAAAGCTGAAGGCAAAAGCAAATCGCTTGCGGAACAGCGTATCAAGGCGCTCAAATCGTTTTTCAATTATTGCCAGGCAAAGGGGTGGGTTGATCTCAATCCGTTAGACAAAGTGTCTTTTGGGTTGGCGACAGACATTGCAGATCGTGCGCCAAAGATTCAGCCCGGTACTGTTCAGCAACTTGTGACAAAGGGCTTAGACGGTGAGACATTGACAAGCCGCGCTATGGTGCTGACAGCGTTGTCGTCTGGCATCCGTCAAGGTGAACTGCGTGCGCTGCCGTGGCGTTGTGTCGATTTCAAAGAAAGCGCGATTCAGGTTGAACAAGCTGTCAAAACAGAGAGCAGTGTTATTGGTGAGCCAAAGACAAAGCGTGGTTTTCGCACTGTTCCTGTGCCAAGTGAAACCATGCAAATACTGCGTGAACTAAAAATGCAAAGTCGCCATACAAGCGATGACGATCTGGTGTTCGCCACAGCCGCTGGATTGCCAAAGCAGAAAAAAACACTGCGTGAACTGATTGAACGTGCATCAAAGCGTGCCGGTATTGAGCGCATGGTCTGGGGTGACATGAGACACTTTTTTGCAAGTGTCCAACTGTCTGCCTTGGGTGAGGATTGGGCAGAGGTTGCAGCGTTGATGGGTCACAGCAACCCATCATTCACATATCGCCAGTATGGTCACTATTCCAAGAATGAGGCGAAGCAAGAAAAGGCGCGGTCAGCCGCTGCCAATGCAATATTTGGATAAAAGAAAGGGGCGCTAGTGCGCCCCTCTCACAATGTCCCAGATTCTTTGCACCCAGTTCTTGGGCGGCGGTTCAATACTCACCGTCTGCCGATTCGCGGCCCATATCCGTTTCATCTTCTTACTGTGTGCGGCACGCTTTTCAGGCGTCCATGCTGCTTTTCGTTTGTTCATCAATCCCACCTAATTTCACAATTTCGGCACGCGGTATGAACCACCGTGAACCATCTTGAATGGCCTTAATCTGGCCGGTTTGTATCCACCGTCTGACGCGCTTGCGGCTGGCCTCGCTATAGCCGTCGCCAAAGAGCGCGTCACAAGCCTCTTTGACGGTCAGCAGCGCCTGCCTAGCCATTCTTAGCGGCCTCATACCCCATCGGTGGCGGTGGGGCGTCTGGCACGCTTGTATGCGGCGGCGGTGGCGGTGGTGGCGCATAGGCCGGGGCGGCTGGCTGCTGCGCTGGTGCGCCGTCGTTGAGCCAAAGCCGTGATCTGGCCACACGGTGATATGTGTCGCCAACTTTGACTTGGATTTCCAGACCTGGCTGTTGTTTGAAATCTTCTTTGTTCGCCTGATAGTACGCATCAAGACGCGCCTTTAAATCAGGGTCGGTGATGTTGAACCAGAAACTGATGCTCATGTTGTCGTCAATTTCGACACCACGAACCAGTTGTATTTTTCCGGCCTTATACTCAGGTGCTGCCATTTTGGATTTCCTTCTCTTGTTTTTTCCAGAACGCATAAAAGCGGTTGTAGTCGTCAGGGTTGGCCTTGTGCATCGTAGTCAGCACAGGGTTCATCTCACCGATCCAAGCGTTCAGCCCGGTGAGTGATTTGAATGATTTGATTTTGGTTTCGAGCGCATCCAGATCGTATGCAGATTCTTCTTCTGCTGATCTTGCAGCCTCTACGCCGTCATCTGGTGCTTGTGGTTTGAAATCCACATCGTCCTTGTCGCCTGTTGAAATCATCAACAAGGCGCGCAAAAACTGCTTTACAGCATAGGATTGAGCGCTGCCGCTAGTCTGTGCGCCCGTGAGGGGCAACATGACATCCATGCCGACAGGATCGGTCTTCTCACCTGACACATGGCCCATTGCCAGCCGATACGAAAATTTGGCCCACAGCTTACCGTTGCCAGCGCCAAATGTTTCTGTGCCAACGCTGTCAACTTGCGGGTGCAGCCCTTGTTCAGCGCAGATAGGACGGCACAAATCCAAAAAATCATCAATGCCTGCAAAACTCCACCCGCCA